TGGCGGTGCAACTGTGTTATCTTGGGGGCCAGATGATCCAAAGGCGGCAATCCGTGGTGCAAGTTTAGATGTTGAACTTTTAAATGTACAAGGCACATTTCCAATATCTAATTTTTACAGCATCGAAGATGATACTTTTAAGGTTAGGCTTTACGAAAACGGGTTGCTCGTATTTACTGGCTTTCTTGTACAAGATGATTGTAGCGAGGTTGTGGATGATTTTACGCATTCTTTAAACATTTCTGCTACTGATAACCTTGGCCTACTAAAAGATATTTCTTTAGATCAAGCAGCGTTTATAAATCGTGATATTATAATAAATGGAACTTTTGCCGTAACAAGCGGCGGGGGTAGTTATCCAGTAGGTTTATTTATAGAAGCACTATCTACAACAGATTTGCTTATTAATGGTGCATCAATTACAATTGATAACGGCATAACGCCACCTTACACGGTTACAGTTGCATCTTACACATTCAGCGCAATCACTGGCGATTATACCATCGTTGTAGGCACAGCGCAGCCTTCCTATTCGGTTTTAGCTGCATCAGTAGAGATTTACCGCCAAGATGATTTAAGAGGCCGTATTACGTTTGCAGAACTGTTTAAACTGCTTATGCGTTCAACTGGATTAGAACTTAATACCAAAGTATTTATGACGGTGTTTGCGGTTGGTGGTGCAACTGGCAGAACATTTGAAGATGTGCAGATTGATCCACAAACTTGGCTAAATAATCAAAGATATGAGGATTGCTGGCAAATTATAGAAGATGTATTAGGCCGTTTTCGGGCTTGTTTGTTTCAAGCCAACGGGTATTGGGTAATATTAAGGCCAGATGAAATAAGAGAGTGGAACGGGCAGATAGTTGGCTTTGAGTATGATGCAGATTTCGTTTATGTGGATGCAGTAACTATGCCAGCGCCAGTGCTGATTGGAACGGGCAGCGATATTGAAGCAGGGTTGTTATCATCAATACAAAGGCCGCTGAAGTTTGTTCGTGAAGAATTTAAATACGAATTTCCAGAGAATACTTTATGCAACGGGCCTTTGGATCAATTAGGCAATTATCGTACATCTTACTCATCCGGTGCCAATACAATTACTGAATATGATTTACCAGGCTGGGAGCAAGGGTTCGACTATACAACGGGCGGCAATGGTTACATCGGCTCAACTGCTTTGCGGTTTATAAGAATAACACGAAATGCAGTAGGTCAAGAGATTGGTAGAACATTAGTTATAAAAGGCAATAGCGGTTTTTCCAACCCTACTTGTGCGCAATCTTGCCCTATTGAGGTTCGTGCTGGTGATCGCATACAATGGGGATTTGAGTTTAAAACAAACGTATCACAGCCAGGGCAGCGTGATATACCATTAGTAGTTGAGATTATTACAACACTTTCACCTACACCACGCAGTATGAATAACAAGCGTTTACGTTATGATGGCGAATGGTTTTCGTGGATGGATCCGATTCCGCCAAATACATCAATAGCAGCCGTAATTCAACAAGGCGATAATTCTAATACTTGGCAAAACTTTAGCATATCAAGTGCAGAAATTCCCGTAAATGGAATTTTAACTGTAAAAATTGCACAAGCAGTTTTAGGCAATAGTTCAAGCAAAGAAACAGAATACAGAAACTTTAGCTTTGAAATTACACGCTCAATTGCAGGCGTTCAAAATATAATTGGCCATACACACACGCAAACACAAGATCCAAAAATTAAGAACAACAACGACATCACCATTAAAATTGATGATGCGCCAAGTTCAAACATTAGGGGCGCAATGTTTTTAAATACTTTTACTGGCCCTTTGCAGAACCTCACAACATTATGGCAGCGTGGTATTGATGGCAGCGGTAGTGGTGGCGATCAGTTTGTTTTGGGTAGTTTGATTACAAAGGATGAACTTTTTAACCGCCGTAAGGACAGGGTAAAATTAGATGGGAACATTTTACTTAGCAACCTTACACCATTATCCGTAATTCAATATTCAGATATGATGGATAAATACTTTATATTTGGGGCATTGGAAATAAGCCATAAACTTGGCGAAACACAAGGCAGTTTGTACGAATATTATTCAGATGATGAAACGCTAGGGGATTTAATTTCTATTTACGAATTTTATTATTTATACGATACAAGATGAGCGAAATAGTTAGAGGCGAAAATGTAACCGTTTTTAAATACGAGGACTCCATTAATGTTTGGGTGCCGTATGCCTGCGCTCGTTCATGCTCATTTTCGGTTGAAACAGATAGTATTGAAACATCAATAAAGGGCAGCGGTAAATATAGAACATTCATACCACGTTCAAACGCATCTACTGGGAGTTTAGAAGGGGTAACACAGTTGGAAAAGGTAAACAACCTTAGCATTGCAGATTTAATTCAATTGCAAGTAGATCATGAAATATTGTTAATGCGGTGGGAAGATATTTCAGACAATGGCGATGTTTTCACAAAGGAACTGGAAATGTTTATTACCAACACAACACAAACTGCATCCTTTGATAATGTAGCAACATTTTCTGTATCTTTACAGGGTACAGGGCCAATAACATTAGTTTACACACCTACACCAATAATTCAAGGTATCATGTACAGAAAAGAATTTACATTATCAGCAGGCGAAGATTCAATTTCATTATCAGAATTGGACGGTGTAAGCATTGACAATATCATTTCCATAATTTTAGATAACAGCGATGCTAGTATAATTATTGGCAGCGGAACGCCTATCGGACAGGAAGTAAGATACAATCCATCTGGTGCAACTATTACATTTCCGTTTGCATCAGACATAGATTTAAACGGGTATGTAGCATATCAAATTATATATGAAGCAAGTTAAATTAACATTATTATTTCTGCTTACTGCTTTTGTAGCATTTGGGCAAACAGTTACGCCAGACCCTGGCCCTTATACGCCTATGAATCAAAAATACCAATATCGTTGGTTGAAAACAACTGGCGGTATTTGGAACACTGGCAAATTTGTGCAAGTGGATAGCGCACAATTTAGCGGCATAACTTACGTTCCAACGGCTGCCAATGCGGATAGTAGCATAAAGGCTGCTAACACTGCATGGGTAAGGAAATGGATAAAGGACAATATTACACCTTCTACACCAGGCACCCCTTCACCTACATGGCAATTTACTGGTAATTACACACCAGATGATCCAACTTCTGGCAGGCTTGGTTTTAAAGATTCAACAGACCTATCAATTATTACAAACGATATTATTCGCATGGTAATTCCTGACAATGGAATCAAAAGAAATACGGCAGCGGTTAATAAGGTTTTGGTAATAGATACCATTACTAAATTAATTTACTATACAGATGCAAGCGGCGGCGGCGGTGGTGATACTACTGGCATTGGCAATCTTTACATCCGTAACACAACTACACAAGAAAACAAACGCTTTAACGTAAAGGGCGGTCGATTAGACAGCTTATATGCCTCAACAAGTGCTGGCGGTAGGGTATTGAGCAATAGCGGTACTGTGGCGGCTGAATGGGGTGCAGGCGGTGGTAGTAACTTTGACTTTCACGGGTTCGCTGGCTACAATCTTAATCGTGCATCAAGTTATACGGCACGTTCATTTACGGATAAGAATTATGTAGATAGTAGTTTGGCGTTGAAAACCACTGTTACCTCTTACGGCAAAAACGCTGGAGGTGATAGCACAATACTTTTACTTTCAAATGGTACAAGATATGCTGCGAAGGATAGTGTAGGTGGTGGTGGTGGTTCACAAACATTGCAGCAAGTCTTAACAACAGGTTCAACACTTACACAAGCAAATAATACCAACAATGGCGGCTTTGCTCAAACTAGTTCAAACGGCAAGAATATTTTTGATTCGATAGCCATAAAATCAGCCGCAAAAGTCGTTGATTCAATTTGGTTTGATGGAACGAGTATAACCGCAGGAGTTGGCGTTAGTTCTAGTTCTTACAGGTTTACAACTTTACTTTCTAATAAATTAAATTGTATTGAAAAAAATATCGGCGAAAGCGCCGCACGGATGTATGTTGAAGGAATAGCTGCTAACCACATGGGAGCAATACCGATTTATTCTGCTTCAAAATATAAATGGATGATTTTGGAGTGGGGAACAAATGATATGCAATTAGGAGTTGTGGATACAGCTACCTACGCAGCGGCTTATTTGCGCTATTTAGACACAGCCATTGCACGAGGATGGTCGGTATCTAATATAGTTGTTCTATCCCCTTCATGGGTAGATAGTTCGGTAACAGGGGCAGCACTGACGCCACGAATGAACGCCTTTAATCTTTGCACTAAAAATATAGCATTGAGAAGGGGCACAAAATATATAGACGTTTATTCTTTGCAATTACAAAGGGGTAAACAAATATTGTTATCAGATGGAATACATCCTTCAAATAGTGGTTCAAGTTTATCTTATGTAACGCCGATAGTTGAACTGCTAACCGATAGTGTCGAAAACGAAGGACAGGCTATTGCAATTAACGGTAATATTGAATTTCAAAATTTGAAATTGAGGGTAAAAAATATTGCAAACGATAAAACAGTACCTATTGGATTGGACAGTTCCGGAAATGTAGTGAGATACGATAATGCGGGATTGATTGCAAATGGTGAAGCAATGATACAGCCGCAGGGAGCAAGTATTAATATTTCAGGTCGGGCATTAATTGGTAACGTTACTTCCCCAAGTTCCGTAGAAAAATTACAGGTTAATGGAACTTTAAAGGCATCATATGGGCGTTTTACGGCTAGCGGACCTTCGGGGCTTTTAGGGGCTTCGACTGAAATTGGGTTTACTTCAAATGAAGGTTATTTATATGCATACGACAGAACGGCTAGCACCACAAAGGCATTGAATATTAATTTTTTAGGAGGTATTGTAAAGGTAGGCGGCGGCGGCGGCTCCGATGCGGCATTGAGCGCACCAACGATACAAGCGGCAACGGGTAAATTTTCGGGCGCATTAACTGCTATAACAGGCGCAGGCGTAGAGATAGCGACATTTGCAGGCGGTGGGTATATAGGCGCATACAATAGACCTTCAACAGCAATGGACTTGTATATGCAGGGATTGGGCGGCAAAATTTTGTTTGGCTCCCTTTCAATAGTTGGTACAAACACCTTTCAATTTGCTGGAACGGGGCACTTTACAAGTTCGTTAAATATTGGTGCAACAGCGGCACCAACAGCAACTTTGCAAACTACATCATTTGCAACGGCATACACAGCAAGCGGCGTAAATATTACAGCCACGATTGCGCACAATGTAATTGATTTAACGGCAACAGGGCTAACAGCTACATTGCCCACAGCGGTAGGAATTACAGGGCGTGAATACACCATTAAATTAACTGCAATAGGGACTGGAACGGTTGCAACTACATCAAGCCAAACAATAGATGGTTCAACAACATATTCTTTGCTAGCTCAATATAAATACGTAACCGTTAAAAGTACAGGTGCCAACTGGATTATAATTGCAAACAATTAGTATGAAAATACTACTCACCATATTACTCATTACAATCGCTTCCACAGCAATGGGGCAAACTAAGCCATTTGTAGGCGTATCGTTTCACTCAATAGGGTATTCGTTGCAAGTCGGTGTTAAAGGCGAAAATACCGTTGCTTTAATCGGTTACAGCAAACCCTTGACAAGTGCAGTTAATCCGACTTTGGTTTTTGCTAAGGTGGGGTATGAATTTAACATTACGCCAGAGAGAGAAGATGGCTACAATTTTACACCCTTAGTAGGCATATCTTCTTACACCTATCAGGACGTAATTAAAGAACAAACTATTAAAGGTATTGCCCCTATCTATTCCTTAGAATTGGGCAAAGACTTTTTTAATGGTAGAATATTTGTAACGGCAAATTATTGCAGGGTATTGTTTGCCGGTGCGGGGTTTAAAATATTTATAAATTAAAAAAAATAAAATGGGAATCTTAAAATTAAGATGGAAAGCACCATCGCCAGCGTTTTTTAAAAAGGTTATAAAAATAGCAATTACACTTTCGGCGGCTGCGGTTACAGCACTTGGAGGCGAAGCGTTGGGCAAAACAGTACTACCGGGCTTTACTTGGACGTTGTTGCCGTGGGCTTCTATAATGTGGAAAAATTTATTAGTTGCTGGGCTGGCAGCGGCAGCAGTCGCAAAGCTGACAAAAGAAGATGGTTATCAATTAGAAGAACCAGCAGGAAAGACAGGTCCAGGCGGTTCACAAAATCCACCAACAGGGGGACTTCCAATTAAGCCATGAGCATGAAGAAAACGACATACACAACGCTGTTCTTTTTCTTTGCCTCTGTGTTGGTGAACAATGCAAACAGGGCGTGGAGTTCAACAGAACTTATAAATCCTTTTGTATTGGAACGGGGTATTGAAATCAGTATCGCATGGTACGCAAAGCACATAGCTGAATTATCGGCATACATACTTTTTATGATGTGTGTTGTATCAATACTTAGACCAGTGGAAAATCATTTGCAAAAAGTGCAATGGATAGGACATAACTATATGCTAACATTTGTCAGCGTATGGCATAGGATTTTCGTTGTAACTACTTGGATTGGAGGGTTAGATTTGTTTCACTATCTAATTGCATTTAGGCAGTGGCATAATTTTTTTATATTACAAAATCTTGTTTTCTTTATATTAACATCATATTACCTTTGGAAAGCATACAAACAATGAATAAGCAGCCTAAATTATGGGAAATTGCATCGGCATTACTACCAATATTCATCGGATTATTTGGGTGGGTTTGGAATTTGAATACTACGGTAAAGGAGCAGGCGATTGAGATTAAGTATCTGAAGCAGGGGCAATCCGAAATGAAATTAGATATAAAGGAAATCAAAGATAATACACAGCAAATTAGGATATTAATTGAAAACAAACAGAACAGGGATGATTTAAAAAAATAATAAGGTTTAAAAAAGCAGTTGTTCGGGATTTCCGAACAGCTGAAATAAGCTATGAAAAAACCGCCAACTTTTGGAAGGTTGGCGGCTAAATCTGTTACAAATTAAGGTAAAGGAATGAGAGTACAAATATAAACAATTATTATGAACAAAAAATTATTTTACACGCTGCTCGCCATTGCCTGTGCAGCCTGTTTATTTTCCTGCAAATCGCCCGAAAAACTTTACAACAAGGCAAAGGCAAAGGATGAGGTAAAGGTGGCAGAACTAGCCCGTAAAGACTTTCCCTGCACCACCACAAAGATAGACAGCGTGCGCACCGTTGATACGTTGTATGACTTAATTGAAGTGGAATGCCCACCGAGCGAAACAAGGGTGGATTCTTTCGAAACTATCAGCACAAAGATTGTAAAGGTTAAAGTGCCCCGTGAGGTGGTTACAATTCGTACTACACTCAAAGTTGAGGACAGCGCAAAAATCAAAACCATGTATGCAGAAATTCAAAAGGCAGTGTCAATGTACCTTGCAGAAAAGAAGTTAAAAGAGGAAGCTAAAGCAGAAGCCGAAAAGGAGCGTAAAGCAAAGAACAAATGGTGCAAGTGGTTTTGGATATTGTTTGCCATTAATGCGGCCATTGTAGCATTCAGATTATTCAGATCAAAAATAGGATTATGAAACTAACAAAAGATTTTCAATTAAGCGAATTTGCCTGCAATGATGGCACACCCGTACCGGAAAGCCTAATACCAAACGTAAAAGAACTTGCAAAGAACCTTCAAGTATTGCGGGATGAAGTAGGGCAAACAATTATCATCAACAGCGGTTACAGATCACCTGCCTGGAACAGAAAGATTGGTGGGGCTAAAAACAGTATGCACATAAAAGCAATGGCCAGCGATCTTGTATGTGTTGGACTTACGCCTAAGCAATTAAAGGCGGTAATTGAACGGCTCATCAAAGCTGGCAAAATGAAGAACGGCGGCATTGGATTGTACCCTTCATTCGTGCATTACGATATCGGGGCGGTAAGGAGGTGGTAAATACAAACTAAAAATCATTTATGAACAAAGTAGAAATTGCTAAAAGTTACAGAAAAAAGTATCCTGAATTCCCTACCTTGAAATTAGCAAGGATTATGTATGCCGAAAATAATTTAAAATTCAAAGATGTAGAGGAAGCACGCTACAAATTAAGGTACATAGAGGGTAAGACATTCCAAAAACCTGTAAACATAAAAGAATCGGAATTTTACATGGCGGAAGCTAGACCCTATAATCCGTACAATTTACCTAAGACAGAGGCGGAACCATACGAGCCTTTTATAATGCCTGATCACAAAAGAGTTTTAATACTTAATGACATTCATCTACCATACCATGATATAGATGCTTTAACAGCGGCTTTTAACTATGGCAAAACAAAAGAACCAGATGCCATATTTTTAAACGGCGATATTTTAGACATTCATCATCTTTCATATTTTGAGAAAGATGTAAAAAAGAAAGATTTTGCCTATGAATTAGATGTTTTTAAAAATTTCATGGAGATATTGTACAACACATTTAAGTGCAAAATTTATTACAAATTTGGAAACCACGAAGAAAGGTATGATAAATTCTTAAATGAAAAGGCAAAAGAGTTAAGAGGGGTTGAAGAATTTGAACTTGAAAATATTATCCGGAAAAGGGCAGACTGTGAGATAATAAGAGATAAGCGTATAGTAGTTATAAACGGGTTGCCATACATTCACGGCCATGAATTTGGCAGGGCCGTTTTTAGCCCAGTAAATGCAGCAAGAGGTTTGTTTTTGCAAGCAAAGCATAGCGCAGTTAAAGGCGATTGCCATACCACTAGCGAGCATACCGAGCCAGACATTTTTGGAAAAATAATGACAACGTATAGCATCGGGGCATTGTGTGGGCTTACTCCAAAATGGCTGCCTTTAAACAAATGGAATCACGGCGTAGGAGTACAGTTTAATGATGGAGATAAGTATTCTCTTGATAACAGAAGAATTTATAAAGGCGAAGTGCTATAATTATAGAACAAGCAACAGATGAACCTATTGAAGAATTTGAGGTTGAACTAACAACTAGGCAAGAGTACATCATGTGCGCCTGCGAGGCTTACATCACTATTGCAGAAAGTAACCCGATGACCAAAGACAGCCAAAAGACGGTGAATAAGATTAAAGAAAAATGTATTAAGATAATTGCATTCTATGTAGATGAGATGTACGAAGAATTGTTTGAAGATTAATTTTAGTGAGTCGGGGTAGCGGGTAGCAGCGAGTTAGCAGTAATTACATATAACCACCTTCGTGCAACCTAATATATGCTTCACAATCTGCCAATCCACCTTGATATACTTTATTCTCTTCCACCGTATCAGGCTCGCTATCGTAAGCACTTGTTCGTTCTCCGTATGTGGTTATAATCTCAATAACTTCATAAGTGTTGTCTTGAAAAAATCTAACTTTATATTCTCTTTTCATAATAAGTAACTGTTGCTAACAGCGTATATGTGAAATACGCTATTAAGGTTTGTATTTAATTTTAAAGTTTCTGCTATGCGTACTTCACATATACGCAAACCGTTAGTGGCAAGGTGGCACAATGACCGCCCAAAATCTAATCTCGTTATGATTGTAAGCCCAACCGCTACCGTTCCAAGTTTCCCAATGTATCTTACCATCTTTTCTGCATATCAAATACTTTCCGTAAGCGGTTGGGCGTGTTTCAATTTTGTTCCAATCGAAAGCCACCCAGCAGCTAACAGCAGTTTGCCGCAATGGCGGGTTCAGTTCTTCGTTCATAGCTTTGTAATCTCTTTCGTCCATTGTTCTTCGTATTAAAGTTTAGTAATATAAATCCGCCACTGCGCAAAGCCACCAAACGTTATCGTTATGTTGATAGCAACAAAACGATAATTGTCAATTACTTACTGTTATGGTTAATCCAAAACTAGCGGGTAGCAGCGAGTTATCGGCAACCCTATGAACCGACCTCATAATCATCAAAATCAGTTAGTGACCTTGCGTGGACATGACCTCTATCATCATGTGCTTTTATTGCTGCATCCCAAGTTCTGCCATGTTGGTCACGCTCTAATTCATACGCTCTATCTATTATTTCTATTGGATAGTTTTTTAATAATTGTTGGTCGTTTAGAACCTCTAACAACCACTCTACTGCTGTTTGTTTTTTTGACATTGTTTTTATTTTAAATTGTTAATAATCATTCCGAAAGAAGGGCAGCCGATAACCGCAGTTTGGCGCAATAGCCACCAACGCTGCAAGCCAACCCTTCGGCTACTGTCGCCAAGCTGCCTAACGTTATCGTTTCCCCGATCTCAACAAAACGATACTGTGATGAATACATTTGTCCCCGAATAAGTTTTCTCGTGCAGTCAATACCCTAGCACATCCAAATTGAGCGCAGGTTCTTTCTGGGGTGCCATTAAATGCACGGGATAACAGGCTATCTACTGCAGGCTTCGCTTCCCGTGCTTTGGCGTTGGCTTCGTTTGCTTTGTCCCAGGCCATGGCTAATCTTCAAATGTTGTGATGATGGGTAGGTCGGTTATATGGTCAAATGGCAATACTACTAGGTATCTGCCATCCCTCACCACCTTCCACTTCTTCTTAGCTACGGGGATGCGGTAGTAGTTGCAAGTAATTGCCGTATATTTGTCTCTTTCAGCTTCAACTACAACCATTCCTCCGCTGGTAAACCCTATGAACTTTCTAATTCTCCAAAATTCTGTTTCGTCATCCCTCACCTCAATCTCCTGCCCCCATTGTGGCATATTCTTGCGTTCTTCCATAAGGGCGAGGTAGGCAGCCCATAAGCTACCTCTTGAATTATACTTTTGATTAGCTATTTGTTCCAACAATGTTTCTAGTGCTTTGCTCATGTGTTTATTTTTTAAAGGTTTCGTTTAAACGCCCAAACTCTCCTACCGTTAGATTGTCCAACTGTTCGAATTGATAATCCTTTAGACAATATCCTAATCCTTGCACAAGCGATAGAGTTGTTTACGACTGTCTTATTAAAATCTTCATAGTTTAGAAATACGCTATCTCCATCGTTTAAGCTGATTAAAAAATTTACCAACTCTTTGCTTTGTTTTTTTGGGAATGGTATATTTCTTTCAATGCTTAACATAGTTTTATTTTTTAAGGTTTATAAATTAGTTCTTTGCCTGTTAAAAAGAAGTAAAGGTTTTGGAGTTGGTGCAAATGTTTCACGTGAAACTTTCCGTAATAAAGTTCGCTCACATTGTAACCAAAAAGACTAAAAGTATAATTACCGCTAATAACTGCACCATGTTCATCTCTACTGCCGTCATCAATTATCCAAGAGTTGTTTAATTTTTGCATTCCACACTTCTCCAATATTTCGGGTGTTAGAGGGATTGGTAATATACGTTTATGTGTTCTAAATTGGTTATTATCATCCTCAAACCTACATCCAGCTTTTGTTATACCAGATATTTTAAAAACTTGATTTTCATCCCAATAAATATAATTACCTATTCTTAGTTCGTTTGCTGCTATCATGGTTTATAAATTTTGTACGAGGGGCAGGATTTGAACCTGCATGATAACACGCCCTATTTATTAACGGTTGTTATCTACGTATAGCGTCTACCAATTCCGCCACCCCCGTCATTTAAAATGGCATACATTACCCGGTATGCCAGCGGGCTTTAAAACAAAACTAATTAATCGGCTATCGCTTCAGCCATTATGAGGTTATAACGAAATGTTGCTGCTTCAACAAACGAAGCATCTTTAACGATGTAGGCAGGCAGGATTTTTTTAAATTCTTTCAGTTCATCAACGGTAGTGAGCAGCGGTAACTTCTCAACAGCGTGCGTAACCTCCTCTTTAATGTCGGTATGGTTGATGTCTTGTGTTACTACTACATCAAACTCTTCAGGCGTGTACACAGGGCCGCTGAATACGTCTGGGGTGTAGAATTTAACGCCGTTGCTAATAGCACGGGCAAACAGCATATTTTTCGGGAACTTGTCGAGGTTCTTTGTTCCAGCTTTCTTTGCCTCCTCAATAGTAAATGTGCTATTGCCTAGCAATTCCTTACCCTTGTAAAAGTCGATGCTGCATACCTTTTCGGTTTGTTCGATCACTTTGTAATCGTACTTGTTTGATGCCTTTACATTGGCAGCCATAAGCCCTGCCCCAATAGTAGGTTTGCCTTGAATGATGTGAATGCCAGACATAGCGGCAAAAGGTGGGATTCCCATTTCGGCACCAGCGGATATTTTGACCATTGCCTGCGCTGCGCTTTTAATATCTGTAAACATTCCAGACTCATAAAAAGCTTTACTGATGTTCATCATATCAGTAGTGTTGATTGTTGTTACTTCGTTTTGCATTTGTTTTGTTTTTTATTGTTATTAAAATATACCGTGTTTCGCAAGATACGCATCCTGCCGCGCGTTATCTTCTTCCTCTTCTTGTAGGCTTATAATCTTATCTTGGTAAATCCTAACAAGTTGTGAGGATGTGTATGGCTTTACATCGTGTTTGTGGCGCGGTAGAATATCTTCTGGCTCCAGTTGCATGTGTACCCAGTTGTTGTAGGCTGTTTCATTCATGGTTTTGGCTTGTTTAGTTCTGCAATAAGGGCATCGGCGGCTATAACAGATAAAGCTGCACAATACTTTATATTAATTTCATTAGAAGGAAAATCTTGTACATTTAAACAAGAAAGCATCCCCTGCATTGCCATTGCTGCAAAGTGTTGGCGGATGGTTAAACCTTGTTCATCAATATCAGAGTATTCTACGCCTAATGGAAATGCTGGGTTTTCTGGTTTTAATTTTCTCATTTCTTAATATTTTTAATGTTATAAAGTTTTACAATCGCCAGATCTCTTAGCCTTGGCGGTAGGCTCATTAAAATTCGTAGCTTGCTCATTGTCGATTGGGATTATAACATGCTGCCAGTAGAGCCATACGGCCCACAATAGCAACGCAGTTGATGTGATGAATAAAATCATAATGCTAAGTGGATTTTATGAAGTTGCATGATTTGAATTTGTTCCTGTGCATACATCAATCGGAACCTTTCTTTATTTTCAGGAAATTCAGACTCCTGAAACAAACTAATACATCGCAAGGATTCTGCGTGATGAAAACGCAGTTGGTCAAAAAGACTTTCAATCGGTTCATTAACTTCTTCTACTTCAGCGTTCACAGGTACACCAATATAAAAGTTAAAAAGGAATTTTGCCTGCTCTAAATCGCTGGCTTCGATTTTCTTTGATTTGGAAACCCCATCAGGGCTTACCCATTTGAATTTAAATTGTTTCATGTTGTTTTGTTTTAGTTGTGTAAGCCTGTTGATTAATTACAGGCTTTGATGTTTTATTTTTAAATTACTTTCCATAAAGAACAATTATTTAATTCTTCAACTGTTTTTAATGTAGAAACAGCATCAACAACTGCATCAAAATTTGTTATTGAAAATTCAATAGTAAAGATTGCTAATTGTCCTGCTTTTTTTGTTGGTAGAGTTACTTTTAAAGTTGTCATGTTTTTTGCTTTTGTTACACAAAGATAATGATATTAATTTGATATTACCTAATTTTTTTTAGGTTTTTTTAAACTATTTTCTAAAAGGTTGTTTATCAAGGTATTAACGCTGATATACTTAACCTTCGCTTGCTTTTGTAATTGCTCGTAAATCTTTTCATCCATAATTCTAAGTGGGAAATGCTTTGCCATAATTATTATTTTTTTGGTAAAATTAATAAATATTATTGTAATACCAAAATAATATTTATATTTGCTTTTTAACTAACTAAACTTTAAACCACAGCGGCTCTGGTCAATCCGTATAAATTATGGCAGATCAAACATTAATGAAAGGTATTAGACTTTTCGCACCAAAACCAAACCAACCCGATTTTGTACTCGCATCGGGCGTGATTACTCTTAATGAGTTGGTAACATTCGCAAAGGAAAACCCACAACTTTTAACCGAATACAACGGCGAGAAACAACTACGCATCCAGTTGCTGAAGTCAAAGGACGGCAAACCCTACATGGTAGTAGATACTTGGAAGCCAACGGAAACAACAGCACCTGCATTTGCAGCACCAACGCTGGCAACAAAAGAAGATCTTTCAGACCTCCCTTTCTAATCACAAAACCCCGGCTGTAATGGTCGGGGTATAATTTTAAACTTTAAAACAAATAATTATGGGTTACATTTCAGTAGAAGTTGATATTGATATTGATTTATATGAAATTGATACAGATGATTTAGTAGAAGAAATTTGTCGCAGATTAAAAAGTTTTGGAAGTAAAAAATCTTTATCAGACAAGGAAAAAAAAGACATTAAAGAATCTTTATCAGATTTAGAAGATTCTTTAAATATATCTCCAGTAGAAAGTATTGAGATAAAAACTTTAGATGATAAAATGAAAGTAGAGCATTTTTCATCAGTCTTTTATAAGTACACTTCCTCCCAAATTGAAAATTTACTGCCATGAAAACAAAACAAACAGGTATCTACCAACGGCGACCAAAGGATGATGTAATTAAAAATCATGCGCAAATAATTAAACTTAAACAACAAGGGCATAGCCTTATAAGTATTGCCAAAACATTGGGCACCACTTATGGCAGCGTTTTGTATGTTGTTTATCGTAAAGAAAATAACGGGTTATGGCAATGATGAAACACATCGGACTATTTGAAGGCATTGGCGGTTTCTCACTTGCAGCACGTTGGATGGGATGGGAAACCATTGCTTGGTGCGAGTGGAACGAATTTGGACAAAAAGTATTAAAACATCATTTCCCAAAAGCACAACCACATGGCGACATTACAAAAACAGACTTCACTATTTACAGAGGACAATGCGACATCGTTACTGGAGGATTCCCCTGCCAACCATACAGCCTTGCAGGCAAGCGAAAAGGCAAAGCAGATGACAGACATCTCTGGCCAGAAATGCTTAGAGCAATTAGAGAAATTCAGCCACGTTGGGTTGTGGGCGAAAACGTTTTCGGCCTTGTTAATTGGGATGGAGGGTTGGTATTCAACGAAGTGCAAGCTGAATTGGAAGCTGCGGGGTACGAAGTATTCCCGTATGTATTGCCAGCTTGCGCCGTCAACGCTCCCCACAGACGGGATAGGATTTGGTTTGTTGCCTACAGCAACAGCGCAAGACTTCAAAAGGCGCGGAGCGAACAGCAAGCAACAAGGATTGAGCAATACGGAGAACTGGACTGGACTACTCCCAACCCCGACAACGCAAGAAACGCCACACATGGATGCAGAACTGACAGAAACGGGGAGAAGGAAAGCAGCCAACGGGAACAGCCACAGTTTAAATCTAATCGACTATGCAATACGAGGTTTGCTTCCAACAGTTCGAGCAAGAGCAGCCGGGGGGAATTGCAGCAACGACAGGGGGAAGGGGAATTTAGAGGATGTGATAGCAAAGGGGTTATTACCGACACCAACAGCGGACGACAACCCAGCAAAGAACACGGGCAAACGGAATCAGGACGGATTGCAGAAACGGGCATACCAAGCGACTGGCAAAACTTCCCAACTCAATCCCCCATTTGTTCTGGAGATGATGGGATTTCCGCCCGATTGGACTCTATCACCTTTCCTAAATGGAGAAACGAATCCATAAAAGCAGCAGGCAACGCCATCGTTCCACAAGTAGCATTTCAAATATTTAAAGCAATAGAACAGTATGACATGGACACAAAGATACCGCCAATCGCACAATGAGTGGTGCAAACGCCAAAGCCCAGCATTCTTTGACGCTTCAGGTGGCAACAGTATGAAGGTTACTTACCCATGCGTTACAAAGTCAAACGGACTTACAACTGCAATATGTAAGTACTTAGAATGGGAGGGCCATAGGGCAACCCGTATCAATACCGCTGGCAGAATAGTTGAAGGTCGTTACATTACATCAACAACCCGTAAAGGAACCGCTGACATATCAGCAACTATTAAAGGACGTGCTGTAATGTTGGAAGTTAAAGTCGGTAAAGACAAACCTTCTGTTTACCAATTAGCAGAACAGCAACGGGAAAGGGCCGCTGGTGGTATCTATGAGTTTATACATACAATACAGGAGTTCTTTGATTTTTACGACGAACTATTAAGTAAAATTTAATAGTTGGAAAACCCTACTAATGAAACCACAAGAAATAATTTTTATTTATTAGATTTTTTTATTAAATTTGTAGTATAACGATTCATTAATTATTGAGGGATGATTAATGAATTTATTGGTAAACTTTTACCAGCCCGGTGTTCCCTCGACATCGGGCATTTTTATTATGATAACGAACATAGAAGAAATAAAGCATAAAGCTGACATTGTAGATATTATTTCTGCTTATGTTAATTTAAAAAAGGAAGGAACAGAAATGGTAGGACTTTGCCCATTTCATAAAGAAAAGACACCATCTTTTAAAGTAAGCAAAGCAAAAGGAATTTATAAATGTTTCGGTTGTGGTAAGTCTGGAGATGCTATTGCATTTATAATGGAACATGAAAATACAGATTACATTTCTGCAATAAAGATGATTGCCAAAAAGTACAACATCGAAGTAGAAAATTCTAAAAAGGAATATCAAAAGCCTTTGCCACGTTTGGAAAAACTTTCTGCATCTACAATTAAATACTTTGAAACAAGGGGCATAAGTAACAATACATTACTTAGAATGAATGTTACTGAATCAATAGAATGGATGCCAAAAGCACAATCAGAAGTTCCAACGATTTGCTTTAATTACTATAACGAAAACGAATTAGTAAATATAAAGTTTAGGGCAAAAGACAAAGACTTTAAATTGGCAAAAGATGCTGAATTAATATTTTATAACTTAGACAGCATCAAAGATGAATCTACAGCTATTATAGTTGAAGGGGAAATAGATTGCCTTTCATTGCATGAGGCTGGCATTTATAACGTGGTAAGCGTTCCAAACGGGGCAGGCACCGGAACCCAACAACTAAAGTATTTAAATAACTGTTGGCATCACTTTGAAGATAAGGAACGCATTATTTTGTTTACTGATAATGATGAACCAGGAAATAATTTGAGAGATGAAATTTCTCGCCGCTTAGGTCGTGATCGTTGTTATAAAATAGAATACCCAGACGGATGTAAAGATGCAAACGATGTACTTTTAAAGTATGGCAAACCAATGCTGCATACTTTGATAGAAACAGTCAAACGCTGGCCTATTGATGGCATAATAACTGTTGAAGATGTTTATTCAACTGTATTAGATTACTATATGAACGGATACCCAAAAGGCTGCAATGCTGGAATAGGCCAATTTGATGAACTGCTAACCTTTGCCGGTGGATTGGTAACTATTGTAACGGGCGCGCCAGGTAGTGGTAAAAGTGAATTTATAGATTATATTATTACATCACTTGCACGCCGCCACAACTGGAAGTTTTCAGTTTGCTCATTTGAAAACCCTACCGCAATTCATGTAACTAAATTGATGGAAAAGTTTATTGGTAAATCATTTAATTTTAGAAAGGATTTTAACCATCGAATAAATAAAGATGAGTTTGAGGAAAGCATTTTACTTACAGATGATTATTTTAGTTTTCTAAATATTGCACAAGTTGAAATTACAATACAAGGGATAATTCAAAAACTTACTGAAGTAGTTAAAAAAACGGGTGTTAAAGGTGTAGTAATTGACCCGTGGAACTATATTGAACATAAGATTCCAAACGGTTATTCGGAAACGCAATACATAAGTGAGGCACTTACTTTAATAAAAGAATTTGCAGTTAAAACAGATACCCATGTTTTTATTGTAGCACATCCTCGAAAGTTGCAAAAAGACCAGTCAGGACAATACCCTCCAGCAACATTGTACGACATTGCAGGAAGTGCACATTTTTTTAATAAAGCCGATAATGGCATATCTATCCATCGGGATATAATTAAAGGAATAGTTACGGTTTATTGCCAAAAGGTTAGGTTTTCTTTTCATGGTAAAATAGGATACACATCATTTAATTACGATTTATTCACTAGAAAATATACAGAAATATGAAAAAAGAGGCTTATTATTTTTCGCATGATGCCAACGCACAAGATGATCCTAAGTGCATGGTATTAATTGATCAGTTAGGGATGGAAGGTTATGGCATATTTTGGGCATTAATTGAAAAATTAAGGGCCGAAAAAGACTATAAATTACCACTTGAAACACTGCCAGCTTTTGCCAAAAGATGGGGAACTTCTAAAGAAAAAGTGGAAACTGTTGTGAAAAACTATAATTTATTTAAAATAAAGCAAAACTATTTTTTTAGTTATAGATTAAAAATCTCAATGGATTTAAAAACAGAACGTGCAACTAACGCAGCATCAATACGTTGGAGCAATGCAAATGCAATGCAAACGCATAGCAAACGCATTGCAAATGGTATGCAAAATGATGCTATTAAAGAAAAGAAAAGAAAAGAAAAAGAAAGTAAAACGGATTTTTCACCTAACGGTGAGTTTGAAGGCATGGTTTTTTAATTTCCATCGCACATTAAAAAAATTAGTATATTTGGGAAATAAAAGTTATGGCAAAAGAAGGCAGACCATTAAAGTTTGAAACAGCAGATGACCTTGAAAAGGCAATAGAGGCTTATTTTCAAGAGATGAAGAAAAGTAAGGGCATTGTAACCATTTCTGGTTTGGCTTATCACTTGGGCTTTGTAAGCCGTCAAAGCATCTATGATTACAAAGAAAGAGAAGAGTTTTCTTACATTTTAAAAAGAGCCACATTTTTTGTTGAATCGTGCTACGAAGAAAAGTTATCTGGATCTAGCCCAACTGGTGCAATATTTGCACTTAAAAATATGGGTTGGAAAGACAAAGTCGAAACAGGTTTTACCGATTCACAAGGCAAAGACACACAACCGCAATTTAATTTTATTCAAGCCCCAAACTGCCAACCAATTGCAGATAGTAATTCCACTACTTAACAGAGGCCCTTACGAACAGTTGCGTTATGCCATCCGTTCAATGGCTACCGTTTACCCAAATGCAGAATTTATATTGGTAGGCGGTAAACCTAAATGGTACAATGGGCACCATATTGAACATACTGATTATGAAAGAGTTAATAAAGAACAGAACATTCGTGATAAGGTAATTGCAGGTTCAATGGGCACCGGCAAATTTCTTTTTGCTAATGATGATCACATTCTACTGGCACCCATTACCGAAAGTTACCACAAAGGCAAACTATCAGAAACAATCAAAGGCCGCAATCCTTCAGGCAGTTATACAAGGCTACTGCTAAATACGATTGCACATTATGGCGATGTTGATAATGTAGATGCTCACTGTCCTATGTGGATGGATTCAGAGGCATTACAGCGCACTAACTTTGAATGGCCGATGTTTGGATTAGGGTTCAAAACCTGTTATGCGCAGGAAAATAAAATAGAAACAGTATTTATGCAGGATTGTAAAGTATCATCAATACCATTAGACCGCCAATGGTGGAGCATGACAGATGATTTTGATGTTAGGTTGCTGAAAAATATACTACCGAATGCTTGTAGGTTTGAGAAATAGTAATTACATTGCAATACAAAGCTGTTGTAGATGCGGGTCTAAAACAGCTTATTTAAAAACAGGCTAACAGCCGCCAAAGACTCCCGCAAGTTTGAGGCGGCTTTTTAATGTTATGGAAATTATTACAGAAAGAATTAAACAGGCGTTAATTAATTGTCAAGATTCTTTAAAATTGCAAAGAAACGAACTAGGAGAATTGTATCATTTTATTTTGGCTAATACACCTGAACCAAAGATGCAAAAGTGGAATGTTTACCAATACGATAGAAAAGAAACAGAACTAAAAACTGTACCAGCCGGTGTATTAGTTGATGAAAGACATTGGAAACTTATTCACTCATTCGAACTACCTATATGAACCTCCTAGTTATAGTTGTTTACAATCGAACCGAAAACATTAACCGATGGTTAAAGGTTTGGGAGCAGTGTAAACAATCGGCGCACATGGTTATCATTCACACGGGTCCAGATGCACTAACGATTCCCGATGGCATCACCTACATCCGCAGACCTAACATTGGCTTTGACATTGGCAGCCTGCAAGATGTTTGCAATGAGCGATTAGCAGGATTCCCTAACGATTGGCAAAAAATGCTGTGGTGTACAGACGATACTCTACCGATGCAGCCAGACTTTTTAGATGTATTCTTCAACAAGCTAACTGGTAAAGTTGGTTGCGTTGCAATGGAAATTAGCCCGTATGTTAGAAAGCACATTAGAACTACTGGTTTTGCAATAACAAAAGATGTTAGCAAGAGGCTTACATTTCCCGTTGATCCTATTGTAACAAAAGAACATTGCTACCAGTTTGAGCATCGGAGCCAAAACATTATGTATCATCAAATACTACTGATGAAGTTAGAGGTACTTATGGCAGCACCCAAAGAAAATAGCCCGATGTTTGATTTTGGCTATCATAGGCGGTTGAAGCATAGGGAGGCGGAGCATTACGCTACATTCCCAGAACAAAGCAAGGCATTGCCAAAGGTTGCTATTATCTGCCCTACTTACAACAACTACCCACAAATAGTATCTGCATTACTTTGTCAGACGTACCAAAATTGGGAGTTGCATCTTGTACATGATGGACCTGGCGATATTGAACTACCTAAAGACAAACGAATAAAGTTTACACAAACGCCTGCACGTTCAGCCAATTGGGGACATTCCATTCGCAGGGATATGCTCCAAACAGTTACCGGCGATTATGTTGTAATAACAAACCCAGATAATTATCTGGTGCCTACCTTTTTGGAAAAGATGCTGGCAGGATTTAGTAAGGGTATTGTAGCAACTTATTGCGGTCAGATGGTACATAATTACATCGGCCATCAAGTGATACAATGCAGCCTTAAACGTGGTTATTTGGATTGTAGCGGCGTTATGCTTAAATTAGCAGAAGCAAAATCGGTTGGATGGAATGATGTAACTTCGCATTCGGCTGATTGGTTTTTCTTTAACGATATTATAAACAGATATGGGCAGCACTCATTTGCAAGGGTTGAAGGATGCCTATTAATACACAATTGATATGAAATGCAAAGATCACGTTAAATGCCGTTGCTGTGGTTCTGACAAGTTAGAGCCTTACCTTGATTTGGGTATGATGCCATTGGCAAACAATTTGGAACTAACAAAAGAAGATGCAATAAATGCAGAACGATTCCCGTTAAAGGTGCTGCTTTGCGAAGATTGCTCATTGAGCCAATTATCTGTGGTAATAGATCCAAGTTTGTTATTCAGCAATTATTTTTACCGTTCGAGTATGTCGCAGGGTTACAAAAACCATTGCAGAAAAATGGCTATAGAATTGCAGAAAAAATACGGTTTAAATGATAAATCATTTATAATAGACATAGCGGGCAATGATGGGGCATTGTTGCATGAGTTTGACCAAGTGATTAAGCCGTGGAAATCTTTAAACGTAGATCCAGCCGAAAACTTAGTAGAGGCTAACAATGTGGTAAATGTTCGACAATTTACCGCATTTTGGGGAATATATACCGCAAAGCAGATTGAAACAATGGGCTGGCCAAAGGCTGATTTAATCACAGCTACAAATGTGTTTGCCCACGTTGATAACATCAAAGAGTTTTTACAGGCGGCAAAGTTTGCATTAAAAGATGATGGCGTTATTGTACTTGAATTTCCCTACATTATTGACTTCATCGAAAAAGGGGAGTTTGATACGGTTTACTTTGAGCATCTAAGCTACATGAGCGTTTCGCCGTTAGAGTTACTGGCCTTTGATTGCGGTTTGCATATTGCAAACATCACAAAGCATTCAATTCACGGTGGCACTATCCGAATTGAATTAAAGCATGGTACAAGTACAAAGATTAGTGATGAATCACTTTCCGAATTTTTTATTGATTACAAAAGCTATGCGGATAAAGTAGCCGAAACGGTATCAGCATTTCGCAAAGGCATTGCACAACTAGATGGCACCGTTGCATGTTTCGCCGCATCTGCAAAGGGTAACACATTGTTAAACGTGGTAGGTGAAACAAGCCGCATCGAATACATCGTAGATGAAACGCCAGAAAAGGTTGGTAAATATTCACCCGGTACTGGTTTGGAAATTGTACCGTTAATACACCTTTTAGCATTTCCAGTTGATTACATAATAATCCTTAGCTGGAACTTTGCAGATGAAATAATTGCAAAGTGCAAAACGGTTGGTTATACTGGTAAATTTATCATTCCAATACCAACATGGCAAATTGTAGAATAATAGAATACACGCCAGTATTTGCCGCCAATAAAGAGGCCTACGACAGCGGACTGTATAGGTTTATAGGCAATGAAGGGAGCAGTAGGAGCAGTAAATCGTATTCGCTTGCTCAATTAATGGTAGTTATTGCCATGACTGAAAAACTAGAGATTACAATTACTGGGCCATCGCTGCCACATTTGAAGCGTGGTGCAATGAAAGATGTTTTGGATGTTGTAAAAGGATGGGATTTGTACAAAGAAGATAACCACAACAAAACAGATCAGATACTAAAATTTCCATCTACTGGCAGCTATATTGAATTTTTTGGTATTGAGGATGTGGGCAAGCTACGAGGCCCAGGCCGTGATATATTGTGGATGAACGAAATGAACCTACAGCCAAAAGCAGCTTACACGCAATTAGCATTAAGAACCAGAAAAACAATCTTTGGCGATTGGAACCCAGCGGATGAATTTAGCTATGTGTATGAGTTGGCAGATAAGCCAGGCAATAAAAAAATACATTCAACATATTTGAATAACTTGCAGTTTCTAACCTCGGACAATATAAACGAAATAGAAAGCCTAAAGGATGCAGATGAAAACCTTTGGAAGGTATTTGGCCTTGGGTTGCGTGGAACATCAACAGAAACGATTTACACACATTGGAAGGTAATTGACCATTTCCCTGATTGTGATCGGGTTGTTTATGGTTTAGATTTTGGATTTAATCATCCAAACGTATTAACAAAGGTGGGCATTATGGATGAAAGGCTTTATGTAGAAGAAATGATTTACGAAAGTAAGCTAACAACGGATGACCTTTGCTATGCCATTAAAGCGTTAGGATTAAATAATAGCCACAAGATTTACTGCGATTCTGCACGACCAGACACCATTGAAGAAATGAACCGGGCGGGCCTTTGGGCGGTATCTTCAAATAAGTCCGTTTGGGATGGGATTCAGTTCGTAAAAAGTAAGCCCCTTTATATTACTAAAAATTCTATAAATTTGTTGAAAGAAATTAAATCGTATAAGTGGATGAAGGATAAAAACGACATTGTACAAGAGCAACCCGTTAAGTTTAAAGATGATGGGATGGATTCAATGCGTTATGCTGCATTCACTGAATTTTCACAACCCTTAATTACATACGCAGATGCAACTTATTGATTCAATAAAGTCATTTTTAGGAATAGAGAAAGTAAAGGCTTTGCAATCTTATTCATCAATAAGTATGCACAATCAAATATTCCCGACATGGCAATCCTGGAGAGAAATACAAGCGTTTCAAACCGTTGAAGATATTTACACAGTTGTAAACAGGTTAGCAAAGGAATGCGCAAACATACCGATTTATGGCTATGATATGAAAGGTAATGACCTTGCTGATTCAGATAAATTTGCACAGTTTTTAAGGACACAAACAAGGGCAAAAAGGTATGAGATGTTCTTATGGTATTGGCTAAGGGGCGAAAGTTTTATATATAAAGACCGATTTATTGGCGCAGATGCGAGAGTAGAAAAACTTTACTTTCTTAATCCAAACTTTGTAACGCTCATCATTAACGATGTATTTCCCTTCAATGTTGTAAGATACCGTTACACAAATACAAACGCTGGCATAGATATTTTTATTGATTTGGAGGATATGATATTTATCAAAGACTTCAACCCCACCGATGACTTCCAGCTATCCTTCAGAGGTTTAAGCAAAGTGCAAGTATTGGCAAAGCGATTAACAAAACTATCAGCAAACATTAACAACAGCGTTGCACAGATGCAGAACGGCGGCGTTCCGGGTATTGTGTACCAAAAAGACTTAAATCCAACGCCAGACAGCGCAAAAGTTGTGGGGTCGAGGCGTGATAACTTTTCACGGTTCCTGCAAAACAGTGATAATAAAGGTGCGCCATTCTTTGCCGCTGGGGAGATGGGTTACATAAAACTAGGATTGAGTACCGTTGAACTAGATGCAATAAAAGCAGAATTAAGCGACTTCAAAAAAGTATGTAACGCATTTAGTTTGTCAGATAGGCTTTTTAATAATGATGCAACAGGAAGCGAAATTTCAGACGACAATGCTCGTAAAGGGTTATACACCGATGCCTGTATGCCTGCTACTGGAATGTTTGAGGATGCTTTTAATACAGAACTTTGCCCAGATTTCGGAGGTATTGCAAGGATGTGTAAATTTGATTACAGCGAAATAAAGGTATTGCAGTCAAACCAACTTAGTTTGGCTCAAGCTATTGCAGCAAGTCCTACATTCATACCTAACGAACAAAGGGCAGCACAGGGATTACCACGCATTGAAGATCCTGCAATGGACGCAGTGTACTTTAAAACGGGCTACCAAAGTATTGATGATTTTGAACCTTTGCCGCCGATTGAGTAAGTCCGTTGAACATATTGCAGATATGGCGGTAAGACAAGTGCTGAAGGTAATTGAACAAGAATTGCCACAGCCAGAATGCCCAAGAAGCAGGCCGCAAAACAACTGGAAAAAAGAACAGGTTAAAAAGATTGTAGGGCAAAGATTATGGCCAGCAGATATGGGGGTAAACATTGATATTAAAATTTAAAGATATGAAAGTATATTACAGAAGGGGAAAACATCCAAAGTTTGTAAAAACGAATAAAATAACTGTTTTAAAACAAGAGTTTGTAAAACTTAATTTTACATACAATAAAATTACAGGCGAAACAAATGCAATGGTGGTATGAACAAAGCCGAATACATACGCCGCTGGGATAGGTTCCAAAAACGCTATGAGCGTATCTACACCACTAAATTTAAAGCAGCCTTACGAGAACAAGTGCGCCAGCATATTGAAGTAGGTTACATAAACAGCGAACCGATTTATCAAGTACTTGTTGATCTCTACAAAACAGTCGGCCCATTATGGGCGTTTAATACTGGTGTTCACAGGTTTAAGCCAAAGAAGCAAGTTAAAGCCCGTATGCCGATGGGATTCAGTGAGCGCATTGTAGAATTGATGCGGCAATATTACGGCATTGATTTACTTAATGATGCTGAAGGGATAACCGCCAACACAAGGGATTATATTCAAGATATATTAAGCGATGCGGCCATAACTGGTATTAGCTTTGATGAAATTGTAAAGCTACTTGAAACAGACCCTAATTTATCCGCAATGCGTGCCAGACGTATTGCTCGTACTGAAGTAGTAGGGGCGGCCAATGCAGCATCATTGATTAACGCACAGGAAACAGATGTACCAATGGTGAAGATATGGCTATCAGTAGATGATAAGCGCACAAGGCGCAGTCATAGATTTGTTGATGATCAGACGGTGCCACTAGATACACCTTTCAATGTTGGTGGTGTGCAAATGATGCAGCCCGGTGTAAGGCAACAGCCAAACGGTTTACCAACGCCAGCAAATGAGGTTGTAAATTGTAGGTGTGTATTAGGTTACAGGGTTATTGAGGAATAAAAAAGCCCGCCGTGTAGAAACACAGCGGGTTAAACCAAAAAACCCATGAAAACCAACTAATCTATTTTAGGATAATGTCCCATTCTTTCGCCTGCGTGTACATACTGCACCTTTTCGGTGCGGCGCTCACGTTCTAATTTTTCCATCATAGCTTCAGAAGTCCACGCACCCAAGTTTATTAATTCTCCGCAATGTTTAACAGCTTGTGCGTGCGCATCGTCAGTAACCCTAATATTTTTGCCTTTGTATTTTGTATCGCTCATGGTGTGTAAGTTAGTTCTTTGCCTGTTAAGGTATAATAAAGGTTTTGTAATTGGTGAAGTGTTTTAATTGTTGGGCAATATAACGCTATGTTAGGATTTCTTTGAATAAGTTTTTTATCAAACGGGTTGTAAAAAAGTTGAATAGTTCCATCATCTTTTATAATCTTATCACACAAATCAATTAATCCTAAACCAGATTTAGACTCGCACTTTATTAATATTTCAGGAGTAAGGGGGCTGGGCGAATAAAATCCTCCATTTGCATAAATTTCGCAAAGTAAATAAGGCGTAACAATAACCCGTAATCCAGTCTTTAAATCTTCTATACAGTTACCCATTCTTAGTTCAGTAGCATTTATCATACTGCAATATAATACAAATATGTTAAAGCACAAACAAAATCATTAAATTATTTTTACATCAGTGAATAAAATATACGACTATAAGAATTTATTGATTCCTGCATCATTCAAAGATGCGGATTCAAAAAAAGGTATTGTAACGGGCTATTTTAGCAAGTTCGATAACGTAGATTCTGATGGAGATATTATTCGTAAAGGGGCGTTCACAAAAACCATAAGGGAAAACGGCCCAAAGAGCGCACAACCACGCATAAAGCACTTGATGAATCACAGCCCTTCTTTGCCACTGGGTAAAATACTAGAACTGAAAGAAGATACTGAAGGATTGAGTTATGAATCACAGGTAGGAACGCACTCATTAGGACAGGACTTCATAAAGATGGTTGAAAGCGGTTTGATTACGGAGCATTCAATTGGCTACCGTACAATTAAGCGTAACCAGTTACAAGATTATGCTGGGTACATGAAAAACCCATCAAAGGGATGGTTTGAATTAACGGAGTTGCAATTAATGGAAGGTAGCAGTTTAACAGCATGGGGAGCAAACAGCCTTACACCAATTACAGGTTTAAAAGGTGTTGCTGATATTGATACCATCATTGAACAGCAAAAGGCAATGGAAAAGTTTTGTAAAGATTCTACTGCTACAGATGAAACAATTGAAATGTTATTGTTGCACTCAAAGCAACTTTCACAATACATACTTGATATTAAGGCCAATCAGCCAGCACCGCCTACTGATCCGGATAAATGGCAAGGATGGCTAACAAAATTAAAAACAACTTAATTATTTATAAAATGGAAAAGAAAACTACTGCTCAATTAGAAGCAGAAAAGAAAGCCAGAAAAAACGCTATTGAAGTAGCTGAAAAGGCTTACAACGAATTTGAAGTTAAAGAACCAGCCGATATGCAAAAGTCATTCGATTTGCTTAAAGCAGTTATCGAATTGAAAGGTGCAGATGAGGTTAAAAACTTTGACGAAAAGATTGCCGCTATTGAAGCTGCTACTTTGGAAGCAAAAGAGGCTAAAGAAGCCGAATTGAAAACAATCGGTGATCGTTTAGAAGCGACCATCAAAGCACTTGATATTGTACAAGCGAGAGTAAAAGCAGATCGCAACAGTGGTACAGCTACTCCTTCTACAAAGTCATTTGCTGAATTGTTGAGCGAAAACATCAACGAGAAAGCAAGCGAAATTACCACATTGAAGAAAGGGCAATCTACATCTTTTGAAATGAAAGATATGAGTTTTGCAACTTCTTTTAGTACTGCTGGTACTTCAGTTGCTTTTCCTCGCCCAGGCATCATTGAATTGCCTAAGCGTAAATTGCACATTCGCCAGCTTTTGACTGGTGGTAATATGGGTGCAAAAAGCACTTTTGATTACGTTAAAGAAGTTGCTGGTTCTGGTTCAATTGCCCCAGTTGCAGAAGCAACTTTGAAGCCGCAGATTGAACTTGCTTTGCAAGAGGTTAGCGTTAAGGCCGAATGGATCGCTGGATGGTTGCGTATATCTCGCAATATGCTTGATGATGTAACTGGAATGACTACCTTTTTACAGAACCGTTTGCCAGAGTTGTTACTTCGCGCTGAAGATAACCAATTATTGAACGGTACTGGTACTTCACCACAGTTAAGCGGTATCACTGATGCTGGCAACTTTACTGCCCCAAACAGCGGTTACACAATCGATGTTGAGCAATTAGTTGGTGCAGTTGCACAGCTTGAAGGTTACGACAGAGAAGCAAATGGCATCTTATTGAACCCTGCTGATTGGTATCGTATCTGGCTTACTAAATCAACTGGTTCAGTTGCTGGTTTGTACAACTTGCCTACTGAATTGATTAGCCGTGTTGGTGATCAAATGTTCATCGCTGGTGTTCCAGTGTTCAGAAGCACTGCAATTGCAGTTGATAAGTTCATCGTTGGTGATTGGGCAATGGGTGCAAACTTCATCTTGCGTGAAGCGCCAAGGGTTGAGTTCTTCTACGAAGATGGTATCAATGTTCGTGAGAACATGGTTACTGTGAGAATCGAAGAAAGAGTTGCATTCCCGATTTACGGTGATAACTACTTCATCTACGGTGATTTTGGTAACGCATCATAGTTTTGTTTGATTGTTTAGTAAATAAAAGCCTGCTCTTTAACGGGCGGGCTTTTTAAATTAGTTAAAATGGATTACCGCAGAAATGAAGATAGAATTTTGCTAACTGGTTCTGGTTTGTCTTATAACCAGCAGTTAGATATTAGCTGGATTGAACCGAGTGGAGGCTTTACAGAACCCGTAACACTTGAAGAAGTAAAGCTATTCTGCAAAATTGATTTTAATGATGATGATACACTAATTGAAACGCTGATTACTGCGGCCCGTGAAATGTGCGAAGATTACTCAAACATCGGATTTGTGAATCGTGAAATTACGGCTGTGATAAATAACGGCAATGGCGGTTTTTATCTTTCATTGGGGCCAGTAACAAGTGAACTTATAACTGGTTTTGATGATGAAGATAATGAAGTTGAACTAAAAATATCGGGTAGCAAGTTTAAGCAGATTATTACGCCTACTTTACACCGAATGACTGTAGAATATACAGCAGGCTATGAAGTGCTGCCAGCGCAATTAAAAACCGCTTTATTGAATGCAATATTCTATTTGTATGACAACCGTGCGCAAGCGGTTGATAATATTGGCCCTATTGCCCAAATGATTTTAAACCCAATTAGAAGGGTATGGTAAACATGAACCGCCGAATATTAATAGTAGAATGCAAAGGCGTTAAAAACGACCAAGGCGGCATTGATAATACTGTTGTGCGTTCATGGGCAAAGTGGGCAATGATTGAAGATAGGACTGGTTCAAATGGTGTAACGCAAAACCAAACGCAATGGCAATACAATTATAAAATTACAATGCGTTACTATCCTTCGGAGCCAACCAAAAGCAACCACTACATATTATACGAGGGCGTTGTAATGAAGATTGAAAATATCAGCATAAACAACGAAGGGTTTAAACATTTCGAGGTTGCAAGATGCAGCAAAGTTGATGAACAAATAACGGTGCCAGAAACATCATCATAATGGTAGATTTAAACACATTAGGAGAAGCGGAACCTTTAACAGGGTTTGAGCAATTACCATTGCTGCAAAACGGTATTTGGGTATTAGCTAGGCTTGCAGATGTGTTGAATTTAGCAACGCCAACAATTGCGACAGCACCAACAGCGTTTGCGGCGGTTGCATTTGATGAATCGCAGATTGATTTAACTTGGAGCGGTAGTGCAGATAATTACGTTGTAGAATCAAACAGAGGCGATAACGGCGATGCCTGGGTTGAGATTTACAGCGGTGCAACTGCATCGTATAGTGATACGCTATTATTCCCAGAAGAAACGTATTACTACCGTGTTAAATCACAAGTAGCTGGCGAAGCGGATTCCGATTGGGTATTGACTAACGAAACAACGCCAGCGGCATGATAACGATAAAGCTAAAAGGCTTTGACAAAGCTGTAAAGGATGTAGAAAAGTTGGCTACCGATGCAAACAAAAACGCAAAGATTGCGCTAGTTGATTTTGGTACAAGGGTTGAAACAGAGGCAAAGCGTAATGCGCCAGATGATGATGGTAAATTAAGATCATCAATAAATGCTGTATTTGACAATAAAACATTTACAGTAAAAATAACCGTTGCAACAGATTACGCAGCCTATCAAGAGTTCGGCACTCGCAAATTTGCAGCCGCTTATGTTGGAACATTGCCGCAAGAATGGCGAACATACGCAGCTACATTTAGAGGTAAAACGGGCAAAGGCACTTTTGATGAATTTATACAGGCTATAATGGCTTGGGCAAAGCGTAACGGAGTTGGCGCAGATTTAACAAAGTCTGGCAATTTTAGTAATTCTGCATCATCATTAGACAAACAACAACAAGCGGCGTATTGGATAGCAATTAACATATTGCAAAACGGAATAAAGCCAAAGAAGTTTTTGTATGAAGCCGTAAAAGATAATTTGCCTAAATTGCAATCAGATTTTAATAAAATATTTCAGTGAAAGATATAAACAACCCATTAATTAAAGCATATTACACAGCCTTACAAGGTAACGTGGTTAATCAGCTATCAACAGTAGTGGAAGTTTACGAGGGCGAAGAACCAGACGATTTGCTAGCATCTGAATACATTGTTATAACTGATGTATCAGATACCGATGCAAGTAACAAAGGTTGCACTGGACATGATGCAAGGGTGCAGATTACCATAAACACTTGGAAAACAAAATACGTTAATAAAAAGGAGTTAAACTACATTGCAGGGCAGATATTACAGATTATAATGCCAACGCCGCAAAGCACATTACAAGCGGATGGAATACAGATAGTTACAACAACTTTAAACGGTTCCAATGATATTGATTACGGAGTATTGGCAAACAGAAAGTTTGTCAGCAGAAATTTAATTTTTTCACATTTAATAAATTACTAACTTTATAAAAAATAAAATGCAATGGCACAAAGAACAGCAGAAGGCAAAAACTTAGTATTGTTGATTGATACCCTAAATACGGGTGCAAGTTACGGTATTGTTGTATGCCTTACAAATAACAGTTTTACTCGTACAGCTAACGTAATTGATGCGTCTAGTAAGTGCGGAACTGAAAAAATAAACGGCGTTAAAGATCGTACAATTGCGCTTGAAGGAACAGTCCAGTTAGATCCTTCAGTTGGTAAACTTTCAGAAGGTGATTTAAACGACATCTTCGAGAATGATACCCGTGTTGCGTGGTTATTCGGCCCAGAGAATCCCGTTGATGGCGATTACTACTACACTGGCACAAATGCTTTGTTGAGTGATTTAACTTTGGATGCTCCTAACGATGGTGCAGCAACATTCAGCGGTACTTTGCAGTTGAGTGGTGTGCCAGTTCGTACAGTAGAAGGAAGCTGACTACCCCAGTCTTTGCCTGGGTTGTGGGCTATCTATGACGCAGCGCAAGGCGTTACGGGTACAACATCTGTAACAGCATGGGCAGATCAATCTGGGAACGGAAAGAATTTGACATTGGCAAACCCCAGCAACCCGCTTGAACTTGTAGCAGCAGAAGTAAATTCATTGCCTGCAATTCATAGCAAGTTCACTGGAGGTTATGGCACATTTATTTCTGCAACAAACGCATTGCCAGCACTTACAGCAGGTGGTGTAATTTGGGCGGTGGTAAAGCAAACAACAGCGGATATTTCAATTGGTTCTGGTGTTACAAACTTTATGCAGGCTGGTTCTGAATTTGAGATTAAAAGGCATAACATTGCAATACCGGGTGCAATTTGTGCATCTGCTTTAGGTTCTGGCTTGGCTGGCGTTGCCGCTGCTGATAATGTTTATCATATTGTTAGACTGGTTATCGGAGTAAGCAATTTAAAGTTGGCTATTAACAACGGCACCGAAGATGTTGAATCTGTATTTAACACACCAGCTGCATCGACATTAAATATGTTTGGGCAGGGTGATAAATACATTGCTTACGTTGCAATTGCAACAGCATTGCCTAGTGCAAACGATATTACAAATATGGAAGCATATCTAAATTCAAAGTTTGATGTTTATTAAGATAAAAGAGCAAGGTTTAAGGTTTGACAATTACTGCTGGAATGAGTACGTTAAGAAAGTGGATTGGGAAAACTTAGCGGGTAGCAGCAATCAAGCGGCAATGTACGGGGCAATGAAGGCATCTGCTTACTTTGATGGTATTGAATTACCAACGTGGCGTGAAGCAGGGGTTTTTATTACATCATTAGAAGTAGAAGATATGCAAAAGTTTGTAGCTGCTTTTGAGGCTATGAACGAGTGGAAGCAATTTTTAGATTTGGCAAAGCAAACGATTGAAGAACAAACGCCAGCAGAAGCAAAAAAAAAGCTTTTGAAGGAATCAAAGAAAACTTTGAAACAGCCTTAGGCTGGTTAGGTTGGACAGAGCGTGAATATTACACAAGTAGCCCAGAAGCATTTTACTATGCCAGCAAGGGCTATTTTGCTAAAAGGCAAGAAGATATGTTGATTACAAGATTTTCAACGTACATCATAGCAGCCAGTAATGTAGGCACAAAGGCACTTGGTAGCATTGATAAAGTTTGGCCATTAAGTAGCGATGGCAAACTGGTTGATAAAATGGATGCAACAAGAATAGAAAATATTAAGAAACGCTATAAAATAAGAACAAATGCCAGTTGAAGTACTCACGGTCGAAGCTAATTATGTAGGTGCTAGCCTTGATAAAGGGCTAAAAGGCGCACAGAAAGAATTGGCATCAACGGCAAAGGAGGCTGGCAAACTTGATAGTACTTTAGCGAAGGGGCTTACAAAAGGTTCAAACACAGCAGGGCAATCATTGGTAAACTTGGGCCGTATTGCTCAAGATGCTCCATTCGGGTTCATCGGTATTCAAAACAACATTAACCCACTACTTGAATCATTCCAAAGATTAAAAGTTGAAACGGGCAGCACTGGCGGCGCATTAAAGGCATTGGCTGGATCATTAATTGGTGCTGGTGGGCTTGGGTTAGCCGTCTCTGTTGCAACTGGTTTACTTACTGTATTGGCTCAAAGCGGATTCTTTAAAGCTAAAAAGGGAGCAGATGAATTAACAGAAGCTAATAAAAAAACAAAGGAGTCATTAGATAAATACAACGATTCTGTAAAGTCAAATTTGCTTGATTTTGAAAAGCAACGTACAACATTGCAATTACTTGTAGCAACTGCTATATCAGATGTATCTACCAAAGAGCAGCAAGCATCAGCATTAAGAAGATTAAATGAATTAATACCAGATAATATTGGTGTTTTAACACAGCAAAACATAACAACTCAAGAAGGTACAAGAATTTTAAGAGAATATACAAAGGCAATTGAAGCAAAAGGTTTTGCTGAATTGTTATCGGGTAGAATTGCACAATTATCTGTTGATGTATTAGAAAAATCAATTGATACACAAAAAGAAATAGCATTATTAAAAGAAAGAGAGGCAAAGGCAAATTTAGAACTTAGTAAAATAACACAAGGGCTACAAATTAGCAATAATGAATTTGCTAAAGAAAAAGCACTAAGGAGAGAAATAGCTGATTTGCAAGGTAAGCAAATTGCGCTTGCACTTAAACAAAACAATAGCATTATTGATATAAACAAACAAATTGAAAGGTTTAGAAGCGAAGCATTAAAAGCGTTTCAAGATTCTGCTATTTTGGATGTAGATAAAACAAAAGCGGATGCTACTAAAACAGTAAAAAGTGTAGAAACTATTTCCGATGTACTAGCAGAACTTGAAAAGCAAATATCATTTTTAAATAAAAAAGAAATTGCCTTTAATACTAACGAAAGCAAAGCTAAAATATCTGCATTTTTTAGCACTGCTGAAAAGTTAATAAAGGATTTCAATGTTGATCCAAAAAATACAATTATTACCAAATTGTTTGGCCGTGCTGCGGATGTTAAAATTGTAGATACGTTAAAGATACTTGAAAGGTTTTCAGCCAATCAGTTTATTCCGCCACCTATTGAAATTCCTTTAAAAATTATACCTCCACTACCTGGCGAAAGTATATTTTCTGGCAATGAGCAACTTTTATCAGTACCACCAATACAAGTAGAAAGATTTAAGAAAGAAGCGTTTTTATTAGGGCAAGGTTTTAACACTGAATTTGTAAAAGGGTTAAATGATGGCCAATTAGATAAAGCGTTTACTGAACTTACTGCAAGGATAGCAGAAAACCAATCTATTGTTGCAGATGTAATTGGAACATTTGGTGAAGGTATTGGTAAAAGTATTGCACAAGGCGGCTCATTTATATCATCTGCTTTTAGTGGCATTCTTAATATTATCGGGGATTTCTTAGTAAAGCTTGGCAGGGCTGCAATACTACAATCAAAGTTAATTTTAGCCATTGGAGCTGGCAATCCTATTGCTGGACTTGCCGCTGGACTTGCCGCCCTAGTTGCTGGTTCAATACTTAAAAACATTAAGTTACCCGCATTTGCCACGGGCGGAACTGCTCCAGGCGGCTCTATATTAGTTGGTGAACGTGGGCCAGAGATTATCACAGCGCCAAGAGGGGCAACGATTACACCAAACGCACAAACAAATGCAATGCTATCGGGTGCCGGTGGTGGCACGGTAGTGTTTGAGATACAAGGCACAAAATTAGTAGGCGTATTAAATAACACAAATGCTAAGCTCGGCAGAAATGGGCAGGGGTAACACATGCCATACGGTTTAATATACACATCTGAATTTGATTCCTTTAAAGGGGCCGCTTGCCGTTTAGAGATTGACAAAAAAGACTTTGTCGGTGCTGATACTGCAATTGTTTGCGGTGGCGGTGCAACTGTGTTATCTTGGGGGCCAGATGATCCAAAGGCGGCAATCCGTGGTGCAAGTTTAGATGTTGAACTTTTAAATGTACAAGGCACATTTCCAATATCTAATTTTTACAGCATCGAA